ATTGTTTCTTTGTTCCAAGTCCGCCACGTATCTGGGACTTGAGTTTATCTAATAGATCTTGATTACTTGTTTTTGGTTTTAACCCCTTTGATAATTCTTGTAAAAAACTATAGCCATACTGAAGAGAAGAGTATCTATCCTTTCTCATACCAGACTTTTCTTTAACTTTAACTAATCCATTACTTGTATCATGTGTTAAGTTAATTAACTCATTAATTAAAAGAGTAGTCTGTATATAAGGCAGTCTCATGCTTGCCTGTTGTACTTCAGACAATTTTCCATAACCACGTATCTTAGAAAGCTTGTCTTCAATATTGGTATCAGTAATTAATAAATTAATGTAACCATTTTGAAATCCAGCTCTTAAAGCAAGTGTCATATCGTTATTGTCACGAGCATTTGCCTTAATAGCATAAATAACCTTGGCAGCATTCTTAACCTTACATCTATCTTCAAGCTCTGGTTTATTCATTACGTTAAGAGCTTTATATGTCTCGTTATACAACGGATCATATCTATCAGCACCCATAATGTAATCTAGTACTGATTGACCAACACCGTTCGCGTCAATCACTAGATAGTCACAATCATACTGGTAAAATCTTCGCAGAGTCTCGAGACCAAGCTCTTCGGTGGTTAATCCTTCACAAGTATCTACATTTAAAATATTATCAATATATTCATTTGAACTGGTTGGTATACCACTGTGCAAAATAAAAGCACTCGCATCGTTATTGTGTTTTCTAGATGCCATAAGTGCTATATCCAATGATAATATTCTAACTTCATCAGTTTTCTTTTCAGGGATTTTTGATCTAGTCAGTCTATAATAATCTAGATTAAATAAACAATCCCCAATATTTCTTTGTCCATCTAATACTTTATAATCAAATAAAGCATTATCAGTACTACCATAAAATTTTCCCTCACGCTCCATCATAAATGTAATATCACTAAAGGTTGCTTCAGACATCTCATTTATAATCTGTTGCTCCATAAGTAATCCTTCTTTTATACTGAGCATATATGGTAGATCACAAACCAAATAGTTTAGTTTAGCATCTAACATATTTGCCGTATATGCCTTTACCTTTTCAAACATTTCAGATGCAGCATAGAAGGCCGAGCTTAAATAGAACTCTTTATTCATTTCTTTTAGATGAGCATACTGAGGCTTCTTAAGATAACCCGGTTGTCTTGGTGCTGCATTCATAGGCCGAAGAATAGTATCAACTATATTTTGAGGAACAAGACGCGACTCGTCAATTATGAGAATATTAGAACGAGCGCCACGACTGGATTCTCCAGCTATTACAACTCTAATCCAAGAACCGTTTTTAAAATATACAAAACAATCATTTTGTCCTGTACTAAACTTAGATATTTCATTACGCAGAAGAGGAGACTTCTGTATAAAATCATCGGTTATTTTAAGAACTATTTCTCGTCCCTGTTTGAATGTATGGCTACAACAAATAATTTTACTTCCGGGATACAAGATACACCTACATACAGCAAACAAGGCTACCAAATAGGTTTTGCCGAGGCCTCTCGCTGCAATAAAATAAAATGCATCATAATGCATCATTACCCATATCAGTATCTTTTGAAATAGTTTAAGATGTATGTTTAAGAACTCTTCGCAAAATCTTTGAGGATTAGCTCTATAATACGCACATCGTTTTGCAACAGTATTCATTATTCGATCAGTTTTATCCTGACGAATTTCTTCATCTGTTTTATTTTTAACCACTATATATCACCACCTTCAGTTGTAAAAAGATGATTATATATTTCTGTACTATTTCCTTCTTCTGTATCGTCAGGTTTTTCTACGGTATATTTAGATATTTCTTCATCATACTCTTTAGTAAATACATTAGCTTTTAAACCTAATGCTTTACAAAGCCATCCGGTAAACCAAACTCTTATATATTTCCCGATACCATCTACATCCTTAAACTCTTCAGATGGTTCTGGAATAGGATCCTCATTTTCCCACTTTTCAATAAGCTGTCCAAATGTAAGAGAATCAGTTGCTGCATTGTCAATATTTTGCTTAGGTTGAAGATTAGCTGAATTCATAAGTTTATCTAACGATTCAAGCTTCTTTGTAACATCTTTGCCCGACTTACGATCTTTATATATATCAAGAAGTGTAAGACAAATCTGCACAACATATGTTTGTTGTGACTTGGAATCAACCTGAGTTCTACCGCACCAGTCATCATACTGATCCTGTAAATAAAGATAATCTTCATTAGAAAAACCGTGACCAAATAATTTAATTATTTCTCTACGAGCTTTACGTTTGGATAACTGCTCATCATCTGGATTACCACTTTCTCCAAATTCAGACTGTTCAAAAGTCATACCTTTATATTGTGGTAAACTCTTTATAATAGTAAGAGTGTGCTGAAAAGCAGTAGCACGATTCTTTTCTCCAACCGCATCCTGAGTAGTCTGTAATGCTGATTGATAAACAGAATCTATAAAAGGTATATCTAACATCTGAAATACCTTTATGGTTTTTTCCCTATTATCAACACGTATTTTATTTACTTTATCATAATCAGTAGCTCTTTCAATTAATTGCTTCTTACATAAAGGATAAAGACCACTGCCAAACCGTTTGTCATTATAAAAATTATTTGTTGCATGAAACTCATTACAACCGTGACAATAAACAAAATCACCGTCTATTATTTTTTTATAAGTTTCACTAAGTTTCTTAGCGTAATTTTTAACAGCACTCACGCCAAGCATTTGTATTTCTTTGTCGTCTTTAACATCCATCATGAACGCCATTAACAATCACCATCCTTTTATTCATTTTAAAGAAATCGGGAGCAACGCCTGATATACAGTTTGCTCCCTACTAGAAAATATTTCTTTCAATCATTGCTCCGCCTCAGAATCGAACTGAGTTAACCGTGGGTATGAACCACAGCTAGATATCCAACCTACCGCCAGCTATAATATAATTGCCCACAGCCTGAGAAACTTTAAGCGATTATTTAACAAGACAAATATGGCGTGTTACACTGCATATACAACATAACACGCCAATTCTGTCTACTTATTTAACTCTAATATTTTGACCATCCTTAAACTTAATGCTATTTAATTCCAATACCCTATCAACAGTAGTATTGTATTTCTTAGCAATCTCTGTAATACTATCACCTTTCTTGAAAGTATAATATTCAGCTTTTACCGGATTAATAAGGCGGTCAGCAATACGACCTTCATTCTTTCCCCACTTTATATAGTGAATATAATAAAGTGACCAATTGTCGCCGTATGCTTTCTGTAAATCTATATAATTTGCTTTGTAATATTCTACGTTAAATGATTCCTTAGCCTGACGATGTTCGTTCATTCCCCATCTTACAAAATGCATAATGTAGTCATCATAGTTATCACCGTAGGCTTCTCTGAGATCCTTATACTTATCCTTATAGTACTTTCCGTCATAAACAAGAGAGTAATCCATACCACCATAAATTGACCACGGTACTATATGATAAACAGCATTACGTTTCTCAAGATTCTTACCCCACTTAATATAATGCTGATAATATTTCGGTAAATCATTTCCGTATGCCTTACGTAAATCCTCATAATTATCTTTATATATCTTTACGTTAAAGTCTTCTTTAGCTTGACGACCTTCCTTCATTCCATACTTGAGAAAATGATTAAATACGCCAACCTTATTATTCAGACCATAATATTCTTTTATATCTGACCACTTATTGATGTAGAAGTCATAATCGTATACTAACGAATAGTCGAGTCCGTCAACTACAAGGTCAGGCTCAACTACTTCTTCGTCATAATTTGGTCTGCCGTATCCATCAATACGACTATAGCCGAGAGTGTACTTCTTGCGGTAAACACCACCACCATTATCAATAACTCCCGAATCAGGAGAAGTGTTACCCTCAATGGTATAAACATATGTATCATCAACATCAACTACGATACCTGTATGTCCCTGTTCACCGGAATTATCTTTAAAATAAATTACGTCGCCCGGCTGTGGGTCACTGTAATAGTACTGACCATTATTTTTCCAAGTGCCAGCAGCAGTAGGACAATAAGCTGTCCATATGCCTAATAATTTCAATGCTTCTTCAGCACCATACGCTCTTAGAAAGCACCAAGATACAAAACTCGCGCACCATGCATAACCATCAACAAACGGTGCTCCAATCTCATTATTTAAATCTCGAGCATACTTCGTCCAGTTTCCGTAGCCAGCATTCGCAGTTTTATCATCAAGATACTCAGGTGACCGCTTTTCCAAATAACCCAGTTCATCCTCTGCGACTTTTAATACTTTACTCGCATAATTCATACCGTCACCTCCAAATAAAATAGGAGCGAGCATTACGCCCGCTCCGAAATCCAACACAAAAAAATAACCGCCCAGTTTGACGACCAGCGATTAATTTAAAACAATCTTATAGGATTCAATATGACCTTCAGCACCATTAAATCCATATATTTTACAAGCAGCCTTAGTACCCTTGAATAAGCTTTCACTATAAGGGTCACTGCCAATAAACGAACTTGATATTAATACCTCTTTATCTCCAAACTCTCCTTCATTAGTAGGTATCTCCTTACCACTATGGTAATGACCAAGTAGAAGAGCAGAGTAGTAACGTCCAGTTAACGCCTCAATATCTTTAATAGCATTTTCAAAATTACGGATCTGATGACCATGCATTGCACAGAGTGTTTCATGACCACCTAGTTCAATATCTATATAGCCCATTGGTGTATCCTGAAGATGAACCATAACTCTATCATTGTTTGCAAGTGCATCCTTTATATAGTTACCCAATACATATTCAAGATCTTCGTCTGGAAGAGCAGAAGCTTTTGTCGATAATACTCGAATTTGACTATGGTTAGCTCGACCAACATGATAGTATTCCACCTCCACAAATCGCGATAACTCATTTAAGAAGTTGGCAAGTATTCTACTTATCTCTACTAGACATCTAACTAATGAAGTATCATTAAGTCTGAGATCAGACACTCTTAAAATTCCCTGAAGCATATCACCGAGTGATACCACATATAACTTTTTCAGATGTTTCTCCTTCACAAACTCTTCGACACGCCCCGCCAGATATTCAAAACGCTGCTGTGCAATCTCTCGAGAGTATTCGTTGTTAACTGTTTTAAAATCTGCACCATAATGTACGTCGGCAATAGTCAGCACATAATCAATGGCTTTTCTATATCCGTTAGTACAAGGTGTAAACTTAGGAACAGGTAATGCTTCACATACAGAACCTACAAGCTCATAAAAGAGTTCATGTCTCGCCTCTTCACGATTAAGCCTGTTACGTTCTATATTAAGAGTCTGCAACTTAATACGTTCCTTTTGTAATTCCTTACGAGTATTTTCGAGTTCATCTATATATCCGTTCGTATCCATTATCCTATTTTGATTTGCATTCATAAGTTTATTAAATGCCTGAAATTGTTTGCGGTACTTTGATTCTGTATACTCATTACCCAATATGTTATTGAGTACATCAGCTACTTCATTCCAAGTACCGATTTCTTCCTTAGCCATACAGATTCGGTATATTACTTCCTCATCTGTTTCATCTTTTAATCTCTTAAGTTCTGTCACTAAATCACCACCTATCCGTTAAGGTCACGATCTGCCTTTGCACTAACCTTAACTACAAACTGAACTCCATCACCATATGTGTTCTGAAGTAACTTATTAAGATCAATAGGACTACCATCCTCATCGCAAAATGTAGTTCCGTCCATATATGCATCCTTGATAGTTAGTGACTTATTAACTGTTTCCTTAATTGAAATCATGTTTGTTCTCCTTTTTGTTCATACAAAAAAGGAGCGGGTATTATTCCGCTCCGCCTATTATTTCATCAATTGACTGTATCATTTTAGTGGCAAACCCGAACTCAATCTGTTGATCCGCATTAATCCACCAATCCTTATTTTTGTATTTGTTATAGGTTTTAGTATCAAGGCCAGTACGTTCCACAATGTATTCGCCCATCACCTTAACTTGACAATCCCAAACCTTAGATTGTTCTTTTGTTTCATTATAATTACCAGAAAGTCCACCGGATCCAGCGTGACACATACACCATGACCTACGTGTAGTAAATCGCTTCTCGCCCGCCAGAAAAATAAGACAGCCTCCAGATAACGCTTCTCCCATATTAACTGTATAAACAGGAATACGACTCATCTGTATAGCATCTATAATAGAATTAGTTACATTGAGCAAACCACCCGGAGAGTTTACTAATATTATGATAGGCTTTGGATTCTCAGACCTATCCGCTATATTGATATTAATGATGGACTTAACAATATGATAATCCCAATCACCAATCTCTCCGTCTATTGTAAGTATTCGATTGCTTAACAGATTCCAGTAATCAAATAAATCTATATCAGGCAGCTGCATTGTGGCTACACTACCTTGCGTTTCTATTTCCGGTATATTTATTTCTAATCCTTCCATGTTGAAGTCCTCCTTGTGATATTGTAGTTTCCCCCTCCGCCTTCCAAGTCGGAAGTAGGAGAGGGGTATATGTATAATAAGGAGGTATTATTCCCTGATTAAATCTCTAAGCGTCTTAGAGAAATGTGCCTTTGGTACTATATGCTCCGGTATAGTAATTGGAGTTTTATTGTCGTTAGGGTCTAATACCATTCTTGTCTTCCTAACAGTAGGATAAACAGTAAGTGTCTTAAACAGCTTAACGCCTTCTCCATTTTTAACTGCACCGATCATTACAGCTTCTGCAGTCTCGAGAACCGCAGTAATATCTTTCTGTGTATATCCAGTTTCTTTTGATATCTTTCGCACGAAGTCTTTGACTCCGATTGTTTTTACATCTTTCATATCATTCTCCTTTTAATCATCAAACAATGTGTTACCGATTTCCATACCCTTCTCGGACAGTATCTTGGTATACGGAATATATTTAACATACTCCGTTCCATCTTCTCGAGTGATAACCACCTTCTTGCCTTCACATTTTTCATTACCGCAAGTAATTATGTTGGTGCCAACTATAAATTTGTTAGGCTGCTTGCAGTAAGGACATGTGCCAAGGAACTTGGCGCGTTGTGCGGCCAGCTTCTGCTTATCATTAGTACGATTTGTATTTGGTTTTGCATTGTATTCACCCTGTGCGTACTCCGCAAAAGAGTGATATCTTTTATTATTCATATCCGTTTGTCTCCTTTGAATATTTAGTTTGTGCTTCTATTCATTTATGGACAATACACAAACGTCAAAAAACGCCATTGTTATGGGAAACCTTATATTATGTTAATCGTTATGTTTACCCATAACAAAGCATTTTAACAACATTTTGGGGTTTAACTCGTACAAAACACTAAGTAATGTAGCCCTGTTTTTGTTGAGCTGTGACTTCATATTATTTATGTTGCGTTGCGCCCCTACCGTCATAACAAAGGCACGATTGATCAACCAGCTCATCAGTCCAATGTATTTATCAGGTAATGTGATTTTTCGGATATCTTCGATCAAGTCGTCATAACTACTATGTAATAGATAATTGTTTTCTTCACGGTTTTCTTTATCAGTAGTTGCCTTGATAGCATAGAACTCATTAATGTATTTCTCAATCAACCCCTCAACTGCTTTTGATATCTTATATGTCTCATTGTTTTCATAATTGATAAACAACTCGCTAATAGGTATAACATTAGCACTCGGACTCTTATCTATCTGCAGTTTATTAACTTCATTCATAGGGCATCTAAGATCGTGATTAATATTAGAAGGATTAATGTCGCTCCTTATGTTGTGCCAAAACTCTGGATATCCATTCTGCTTCACGTTTATAGCATCCTTAATAAGTTTGATTTCTTCAGATATATTAACATTGAATGATCTCTTGGCATTGTCGATCGCACACTGAGCCAGAACCGCTAGTATACAAATATAATCTTTCAGCTTCTGACTATTATCATTATATGAATATGATAAACATACTTGTGCAAGGTTAGAAGACTGTCCAATGTCTTTTTGTGCGGCCGCAAGTCTATTGTCTATAATGGCAAAATTGAGAAGGGTATTATCATATTTGTTTGGCTCCATCGGTATATTGTTTACTACTGTTGGAAAATGCTGATAACAATACTTGGCATGAGCTACGATAGCAGGGTGATTGGTAA